TCGAACGGTTTTTGTATTACCTCGTTCAGTTCATGCGCCTTATTGATCTTGCGTTGCGATATTTCTTTGATCTCATATGTAGGCTGGTCTCCAACCGTTGTTGATTGGCAGTTGAGCAAAGATGTAGCCACCCGTCGGCTACATGCTGGATCATTGAAACGCCGCTCGCTTTCACGCACAGGCTCCGTTCGTCCGCGTAAGACGATATAACCTCCTTTCTTTGATTTAATTTCTTCTTTCTGCGCACTATCTGTTATAGCTACGCGTTCATATCCTGAGGAGGGACACTCGCGGGAGAAGCTGCCAACCTTCTTCTTCATTGAGAGATGAGCAGCACCGGCGATCTGTTGCTGGATCTTCGTGAATTGCACGATCCGTGAATCACGAAGCTCGGAGGGTAGAACTAGTCCACATCCTCCCAAGCTCACAGGGGCACAAAGATTGTAGTACCCTTGTCGAGTCCATATCGATATTGATCGGCGCCAATGGTGCTTAATTCGGTTGAACGTTCTTTTGGTATTCACGCAATTGTCTAATACCCACTGCAGCTTGGGTATCAGAGGACGTTCAGCTGTTTCCGCGCGTAATGGAACACCTTTTGGTCCTTGAGCTTCTTGCAATAATAGGCCGCAATTCAGCCATTTGAGCTTCTTGAAGTGGCCTCTCACGTGGAGCCATGACTCTGAATTTACCGTGATGAAATTCGGTGAGATGTAGTTCTTTCCCACACTGAGGGTGAACCCCGCCTTCGTGATCCATTTCTGCCAAACTGTGTAGAATGCATCATTGGACTTGAAGAGGATGTCATCTCCATTTATCAAGCACGGTAGTTCCTCTTTCTTGAAGGTGCGTCCTGTGTACTCCTCGAGAGCACACCAATATGAAGCCAAATTAATGGCACATAGCACCGGGAACGAGAGTATGGAACCCATGAGCTGCCCATTTCGCATTTCAAAACTTTCTAAACTTTTGTCAGCGTCAACTAGACGCTTGGGGTAACTGATCTCATGGTTCCCCAAAACCGCACGACATATTTGTTTCTCGGCCTCAGTGGCCTGAGAGGAATTCAGTAGGGATCGCATACACAGCTGATTAATGGCGGCCGATAGGCCGTCTGTTGCTGCGGAGTAATCACCACTGACCCATTTCTCAAATTCGAGCCCTAATCTTCGGGTTTGAAGTTCTAGGCCCTGTAGATGGGATGCGTCGACGGTCTGACCTGTTAATGCGAAACAGGGGCAGTGTTGTAAAGATTGCCACATTGCTTTCT